AGGTTGATCCAAACTCCACTTTTCAAAAAAGTGGAGCCAAACAACTTCGTTCTTTTGCAGTTGATAAATTCAAATACTTATTCTTTGGTCTTCTCTCCGTAAAATCTCAATGATCTTTATTTCCTGAAGAAAATATTATTTATAAATAATATTCTCACCCATTTTAGAGTCTTCAAAAGAATTCGCGGAGAGAAGACCAAAGAATAAGTATTTGAATTTAGCAACTGCAAAGAGCGAACGTAATGCTCGGGTTACGACCCCCTACATTTATTATTAAAGGTTGAGTATATATGAGAACAAAAAAATATAAAAATAGAATAAATATATCAACCCTAAAAGAGCGAAGCTTTTTGGATCAACCTTTTTCTAAAAGGTTGACTAAAAGGTTGAGAAAAGGTGGATCTGTCATAGCTAGTGGTGGGTTTGGTTGTATTTTTAATCCTGCTATAAAATGCAAAAATATAACTAATAAAACTAATAAAACTAATATAACTAATAAAACTAATAAAAATATTAATATGGTATCCAAGTTAATGAAAACTAAACACGCTAAAAATGAATATAAGGAAATTACAAAATTTAAACCTTTATTGCAAAAAATACCCAATTACGAAAATTTTTTTTTAATTGAAGGGTTTTCAATTTGTCAACCAACTACATTATCTAATACAGATCTTCAAAATTTTAATAAAAAATGTTCAGCGCTTAAAAAAATGGATATTGACGAAAATAATATTAATAAACATTTAAATAAATTAATGGCTTTAAATATGCCTTTTGGAGGAATTGATATTGATGAATTTATTGAAAATAACGCGACAAATATTAATTTGATGAAATCTTTAAATAACTGTTTAATTAATTTATTAGAAAAAGGTATAATTCCTATGAACAGATTAGGAGTTTTCCATTGTGACTTAAAATCGTCAAATATCCTAGTTAACCAAGAAGATACAGGTTTAACTACAAAAATTATCGATTGGGGTCTTTCAACAACATATAAACCAAATAATCCTATACCCGACATATTATTGAGAAGACCTTTACAATATAATGTCCCATTCTCAAATATATTATTTAATTCCACATTTCATAAAATGTATTCTATATTTTTAAATAAATTAAAAAATGATAATAAACAACAGACATATAATAATACTTATACATTTACAATTAATTATATTTTAGAATGGATTAATGAGAGAGGGCAAGGACATATTAAAACAATTAGTAAATTATATTCTATTATTTTTGATCACCCTAATATAGATTTAAATGTTTCAAAACTTCATATAAAATATGAAATCGCGTTTCATTATATTTTTAAATATATTACCGAAATTTTAATGACATTCACACATGATGGGGATTTTGATACAATTCAATACTTTAATCAAGTGTTTATGAAAAATGTAGATATATGGGGTCTAGTATTATCATATATACCATTTTTGGAATACATTCACGAATTTCCAAATAATAGTATTCAAAAAATTAATAAATATTTTAAAGGATTAATAATGATTTTATTAAATTCAAGTGATAAGCCCATTCCTATTAAATTTTTAACCAATACTTTAACACATTTTAATAAAATAATTTATTATTATAAACACAACCTATCAGTTTCTTCAATAAATTCTACTTCAGAATCAGCTTTATCTCATTCACATTCACAATCACGATCCCATTCTCACGAAATAATTGAAAGTGATAAACATTTAAGTAATACGGAAAAAAGGAAAAAAAGAAAATCGGAACATATATTTATTGTCAAGACATTAAAAAATATTATTTCGGATCATCAATCTAAACAACAACAAGTTTAGAATAATTATTTATATTAAATTATTACATTAAACTATTATATTATGATTAATTCTTCTATTGATAAATATAATTTAAATATATTACCAGATAAATATTTGTTTGGAGAACAAGAACAAAATGATAAATTGATTAATTATTTTTGGTATAAAAATCATTTATTAAATAATAAATTAATAGAATATTGTAATAAAAATTTAATGACTGATAATATTTTAGAAATAGGAGAAGGAAATTGTCCATTTTCATTATCCACTCATTTTGTAGATTGTAGAGATATACCTAATGTAATTAAAATGGATATAGATTATGATAAAATACCATTTGATAATAATTATTTTAATTTTATATATAGTCGACATACACTAGAAGATATCCAAAACCCTTATTTAATATTTACAGAAATGTGTCGAGTATCACCAAGAGGATTTATTGAAACACCGTCACCATTAGTTGAAATAACCAAAGGTGTAGATATTTCATCGTTACCATATTGTGGATATATTCATCATCGTTATATAGTATGGTCTTCTATTGAGTCCAATATTTTGCATTTTTTACCCAAATATCCCATTATTGAATATATAAACTTCAATATTAAAAATCATTTACATATATTAAATAATTATCCTCTTTACTGGAATAATTATTATATTTGGGATGAAAACAATAAACCAAATATTATTATTTATAGAAATGGAATTAATATGGATATTAAGACAGACTATACTTATTTACTTGAAAAAGCTATAACCGAATCTATAAAATATACATCATCACTTAACCTTTTACACCTTTTCTAAATATGTATTATATATGAAGTTGGAATTATTTGTTTTAGCAATCACCGCCTTTTTCATTTATAATGCTTTAAACGATGGAGTTTTTATTAAAAATATTTTCAAATATAAAAAATATTTTCAAATAGGATTTTATTGTATTATGGGGTTTTCTGTTTATTTATTATTAAAACGTGATCCATTACGTCTTAAAAAAATATTAATGAATTCTAATGATATGATTAAATATTTACCAATTGATAAAAATAGTATGGATATTATCTCTCCAATAATTGACTTTAGTAATTCCAATAATTCATTTATGAATGGATTAAATGAAACTCTTGATACTAATGGAACGGGTATGGGAACACAACAATTTTCAGGAAACGGACAACCAACGAAAAGATCTGTTTCGGAAACCAAAAAAAAATATGTCGCGTCAAATCAGAACTGGAAATGTAAAAGTTGTGGTAATATGTTAAAACATACGTTCGAAGTAGATCATGTCGTTCGACTTCAAAATGGAGGGTCTAATGATGTTAATAATCTCGTTGCTATGTGTGTAGACTGTCATAAAACGAAAACGTCTTTTGAAAATATGAGATAAATATATTTATTCGTCTATAAAATAAATATTCATTTTCAATCATTTATTTGTCGTAACCGTAATTAAAATCGGTTGTAAGTTATTATATTTGGTTTATTTAATCGTATAATGATATACGATTAAATATTTAAATCAATATTATTAATTTATGCCTTTGCGGCGGCCGACGCTGCCTGTTGTGCTGCTGCAGACGCTTTGCTTGCTGCAGATGCAGCCATCTTTGCAGCTTGCTGCATTTTGCTTTTTGCTGCGGCTTTTGAGCTAGAAGCAGAAGCGGCTTTTGCCATCATTTTGCTTGCACTCTTTCCTTGTGACATAGCCTTTGAAAGAGCCTTTGCAGCAGATTTGCTTGAGGATCTAGAAGCAGAGCTTGCTTTAGATCTCATTGATCTTCCTCCGCGACGATGTTTACGAGTATGACGAGACATATTATATATAATACGCGTATATTTTATTTATTTTATTTGATAAAAATTATTCCTAAATTATCTCTAAAGTTTTAACTAAATAAATATTTACTAAATAAATATTTAACTAAATAAAGTTTTAACTAAATAAATATTTACTAAATAAATATTTAACTAAATAAAGTTTTAACTAAATAAATATTTACTAAATAAATATTTAAATAAATAAATATTTAACTAAATATTTATTTTAACTAATCATCAATTTAATTCCATTTCGTATTCCAAATTGTATTTGTTGAATGCCACCACATCCCATCACCCTCCTTAATATTATACAAACTCCTAAATAGTTTCATCCGAGATAATGGAACGTTGGTTCTGTATTTATCCATAGGATGTGGATTAGATTTTAATTGTGCTTCAAATGCTTTTTTATAAACGTGTTGTCTTTCTTGAATAGCATAATAAATAAAAAACGCTTGAAATGATATAGATTGTATTGGAATAATATCGCTATTTTTCATTTGAAAATCTCTTAAATATTCTTCGCAAATAGCCAATCCACTAATATCCGCCATATCTTCTCCAACACCAATTTCCGCATCAAATTTAACACCATCTCTAGCTGCAAAAGTTTCGTATTGTTTTACAATATCCTTTATTATTTTCTTGTATTTGATTTTATCGGATTTTGTCCACCAGTCATTTAAATTTCCTTTATAATCATATTTACTACCATTATCATCTAATGCATGTGACATTTCGTGAGCTAAAGTATCTCCAATATGTGCCAAATTATATTCAATTCCTCTCTCATTTAAATCTATAAATGGTTGTTGTAAATATGCCAAAGGTATATATATTTTGTTTTCTGTGGCGGTATAAAAAGCGTTAACAATATAAGCTTGTGTTCCAACAAGTTTAAATTGGTTCCAATCAATTAAAGGTATATCAATAATAGCTTTATTATCTAAATTAATAAATCTATTAGTTTTCCACTGACATATTTTCATTATATTGCCATAAGGATCGGTTGACGAATAATTTAATAATGGGTCTTTACGCATAATTTTAGGACGACCTATTTCTAATGTTAAGTGTTCTAATTTTAGAATAGCGCTTTTTTTAGTAGATGGAGATAACCAAGTATTTCTATTAATTATTCTCTTATACACCGTAATTAAATCTTTACCCATCGCCTCAACATATTTTATTATTTGTTCGTTTGTATGTAATTTTACATATTCATTTGTTAAAAAACTATTAAATGTAAAAGATATCATAAAAACCGGATAAATATTTTGCGGAAATCTTGCTGGTTGTCCTTTAAGAAATTTACCATTAAAATCATAATATATTTCGTCTAATTTTAAATCAAATCGTATAATCTGTCTAAAATAAATATATATCCAATAACTTTTCCATTTTGGAGTTTTCCAATTTTCATTTAATAATTTGCATACACAAGTTAAATAATTTAAATCAGGGCAAATAAAAAATTCTGGAGTTTGTTTATATCCTAAATATTGTGTAAATTGTTCCCAATCAAAACCATATTTTAATGCATCTTTTTTATTAACGCGATTATAATAATCCGGATTTTCCTTTATTTTTAAATTATTTTTACACCCAAATGATAATATTATTTCTGTTTCGCATTCAAAAACGTCAGATGCCTTTAAATTATGATTTGATCCTAAACAAGCATTAAAAATTTTAGTAATATAATTTAAATAATTCGACTTAACTTTTTTTCTGTAAATTTTAGATTCTGGTGTTTCTCCAGGCATATCATCAAAATATAACATAGTATCGTATAATGAAAGTGTTGGAGCTGATATATAATTATGATAAGTGTGAGATTCCCTTTCATCATTTTGCATAGACCAATAAATAGGACAACCCCAACTTATAACTTCGTTATAATTAATATGAGCTAAATATTTCCACAAATTTCCTTCTGATGTATATTCATCATAATGACGCATTATGTCTGATATGTGAGATTTTGTTGATTTATTACAATCATTTAATGCTGATTTATATATATTGTTTATTTCTTTTGAAAGTTTATTATCATTATGTTTAATATAATTTTTTACAATATCTATTAATTCATTATAAACTTTATCTTGAGTGACTCTAAAATTATCTATTTGAACATAATATTTATCTTTGGCTTCTAATATTTCAGCTTCTTTTGAAGTATTATGTAACCAATTATAATTAATATATGTATAAAAATCTGTATTTGCTTTTATCCCTGTTGGTGAAAACGGTGTTCTAAACATTTTTATCAATCCTTTTTTCCATTTTATATCATTTTTTGTAAGATATGGGTTTAATTTATCTTCAAAACTACTAAATTTATCATCTTTAAGTTTTAGTATTTTATTCTTTAATGTAATAGATCTTTTTAATTTTGTATTTTTATTTGTCACGTTATTTGTCATATATTACATATTTAAAAAAATGTATCCAACATCAACCTTTTTAAAGGTTGATCCAAACAACTTCGTTCTTTTTGCAGTTGTTCTACTTTTTTGAAAAGTGGAGCCAAACAACTTCGTTCTTTTTGCAGTTGTTCCACTTTTCAAAAAAGTGGAGCCAAACAACTTCGTTCTTTTTTACAGTTGATTGATTCAAATACTTATTCTTTGGTCTTCTCTCCATGAATCAAATCCAAGAGTATAAAGTTATCAATAATATTATTTTTCTTAAAGAAATAGAGTCTTGGATTGGATTCACGGAGAGAAAGGATGGGTGTAGCCTTTTGTGATTTAGTCTTTCTCTCCATGAATCCAATCCAAGAGTATAAAGTTATCAATACTATTTTCTTAAAGAAATAGAGTCTTGGATTCGCGGAGAGAAGACCAAAGAATAAGTATTTGAATCAATCAACTGTAAAAAAGAACGAAGTTGTTTGGCTCCACTTTTTTGAAAAGTGGAACAACTGCAAAAAGAACGAAGTTGTTTGGATCAACCTTTTTTAAAGGTTGATGTAATATATGAATGTACCAATTACAACAACAGGTATTACAAATAATCAATCTGTTTTTAATCCTATAATAAAATTACTAATTCTTCTCGTATTTACTATTTGTTTTATTTTATTATACACAAAAAATCCATATAAAATTATAGATAATTATAATTCCATCGTGTTATTAATAAGTTTAGGTATTGCCTTTTATGTATTCTATTTAAATATTAATAAAGATATATATGAAACCGATAACTATACACAAATAAATTTTGATATATTTAAATATTCATTCATTTTGTTATGCTATATAATTCTCATATTTATTTTTTATCTATATAATTCTACAGGTTATATACTAAAAGCGATATATCTACCATTATTAATTCTTATTCTATCTGGTCTAATTTTTATTATTTGTTATTTATTTTTATATATTTATGCAAAAAATACTATTAATGTCGATATGTCCAATATTAATACTATCATTAATAATAAAAAATCGGTAAATAATATTTTAAAATATTTCTTATTCTTTTCATTTGGGCTTACCATTAGTATTTTAATTATTCAGTGGATCATTACTCTTGTAGCAAACACATCCTCTAAATATGACACAGTTAAAATAATTATAAATATACTAATTATTATCGCATTATTGGCAATTGTTTTTAAAATGATTACATATGGTGATTTTTATAAAGAAAATCCAGCAGTTCAACTTATCATAAATGTTATTTTTTATATCCCTTGTATATTCGTCTCTCTTGTTGACAATACTATCAAAATTACTGGAATGGATACGATGAAAACCGAATCAGACAAAGATTCTACATTATTAAACCCTTCCAAAACCGACTGGATACTATTAATCATATCCATATTACTATTCGTTGTTTATTACTCTTATCATCGTATTGTTCCTGAAAATAGCACTCATGGAGGACAACAACTATTATTAGACCCAATTAGCTTAACTAGTGAGAGAGTTCTTGGAACATATCAATCCTTAAATGGAACTGATCAGGGTCACGATTACAGATACGCTATTTCATTCTGGGTCTATCTAGATTCTATGCCACCAAATACCAACGGAAATTATTCAAAATACACATCTCTTTTAAACTATGGTAACAAACCCAATTTTTTATTTTCAGGAATTGAAAATAGTTTTATGGTGACTATGGATAACACAGATTTAGCAGGAAAAGTAAACAGCTTGATTATTAATAAGGATTTTGTTTATGATGAACGTGGAAATATTATTATATATAAAAAGGCAGGAGTTTTACTTCAAAAATGGAATAATATTATCATCAATATTGTAGGCTCTACTATCGACTTATTTATTAACGGTGAATTAGAAAAATCTGTCGATGGGATCATCCCAGTTGGTTCTTTAGATACACTAATATCAGGAGAAATATCCGGAATTAAGGGAGGAATTTCAAATATCCTTTATTTTAAGAACGCTTTAAATATTAAACAAATAACCGAATTATCTAAACAATTGCCTTACCCAACATTTTCAGCCGTCTAATTCAATTCCACTTTTCACAGTAAAACGATAAAAGTGGAAGAGCAAAGCAAAAACAGCTTCGCTCTTTTCTAATTGCTAAATTCATTTATTTATCATTTTACATTTATTATTAAAGGTGTAATATATAAGATGGAAATTTCAACTATTTTACTTATTGTTGCTATTATTATTCTATTATATATTATTGTTCGTTATATTTCGAGTGATACCTCGACCTTGTCTTATTTAGCAAGTGCTACTGAAATGCAAACGATTTCGGCATCATCTCTGGCTCCCAGTTCTTCTGGGGCTTATTCGTCCAATTTTTCTTATAGTATTTGGGTTTATGTAAATGATTGGTCCTATCGTTATGGTGAACCTAAAGTTATTTTTGGACGAATGGGTAGCCCTTCATCAGGCTCAACAGATGGACAAGTTTCTGGTGAAGGACCTTGTCCATTAGTCACACTTGGTCCAATTTCTAACAATCTTGATATCGCTTTGACTGTATATCCCGGTGTAACAGACGATACAACAACGGCTGATCCTGCTCAAAATTCCATAATACATAATTGCGCTGTACCAAATATACCAATTCAGAAATGGGTTAATATATTAATTTCTACTTACGGAAGATCTCTTGATGTATATTTGGACGGGAAATTAGTCAAGACTTGCGTGATGCAAGGAATCGCAAAAATAAATAACTCGGCTAACGTCTATCTAGTGCCTAATGGAGGTTTTAATGGTTGGGTTTCAAAATTTCAATACTTTCCCAATTCCACTTCACCCCAAGAAGCGTGGAATATATACCAGACTGGATATGGCAGTAATTCGTTAGCCAATATGTTTGGATCATATCAAGTAAAAATTGCTTTCATCGACAATGGAACAGAACAAAGTTCATTAACAATTTAATATCCACTTTTCAAAAAAGTGGAGCCAATCTCAACCTTTAAAAAAGGTTGATCCAAACAACTTCGTTCTTTTTGATCCACTTTTCAAAAAAGTGGAGCCAAACAACTTCGTTCTTTTTGCGGTTGTTAGATTCAAATACTTGTTCTCTCCGTGATTCTAATCAAAGACTCTATTTCTTGAATAAAATATTATATTATAAATAATATTTACAAACATTTAGAATTAACAAACTAATTCACAGAGAGAACAAGTATTTGAATTTAGCAACTGCAAAAAAAACGAAGTTGTTTGGCTCCACTTTTTTGAAAAGTGGAGTATTTGAATTTAGCACCCGCAAAAAGAACGAAGTTGTTTGGATCAACCTTTTTTAAAGGTTGAGATTGGATCAACCTTTTTTAAAGGTTGAGTATATATAATGGACATACAACAGACATCAAATAATATTAAATCAGAATTTGTTGATTTCATAAATAGCAATTCTTTAGTGGCTAAAATTTCTTTCCTATTATTTGTCCTTTTCGTATTCATTATTTTATTACAAATTTCAATTACTTTATTGAGTTGGATGTTTCTTCCATCCAGTTCCCCTCATCTGATAACCGGAATGATAGATGCTAAACAAATGTTAATTATTCCACAGGATCCTAGTGTGGTTGGAGCCAAGACGATAAACCGATCCATAAACGCGACAGATGGAATTGAATTCAGTTGGTCTATTTGGATTTTTATTAACGACGTGGGTCCAGCGGGTCATAAATATCATCATATTTTTCATAAAGGTAATGATACTACCGATGATAATGGATTGAGTTCTCCTAATAATGCTCCAGGACTCTACTTAAATCCAAATACCAACGCTTTGACAGTGCTTATGAACACATATGATGTTATTAATGAAGAAGTTATTATACCGGATGTACCTATGAACAAATGGATTAATGTTATTATTCGTGTTAAAAATAGAGATTTAGATGTGTATATTAATGGAACGATTGTTAAAAGTATACAACTTTTGGGTGTACCGAAACAAAATTACGGACCTGTATATGTAGCGATGAATGGTGGGTTTTCAGGTTACATTTCTAATTTGTGGTATTATAATTATGCTATGGGGGCTTCAGCAATCCAATCACTCGTCCAAAAAGGACCTAATACAACGATGTCAGGAAATTCAAGTATGAACTTAAAAAATCCGGATTATTTATCTCTGCGTTGGTATTTCTCGAATGCTACTGAATATCCTATTAACGACCAATTCAATTAATCAAATCCCAAACAAATTATTTAAATATTTAAATATTATAATATGTGTTGTGTTATAATATTTAAATTTATAATTAAGTGTATATAACTACAAAATAATATTATATTAAATATTCTATTTATTATACCATCCAATAATTATTACATATTGGATAAATATAGCATATAAATTACATAATAAATACTTCTATTTTATCACTCCATCCTACTGTTTTTGAATATGGCCAAAATACCCATTTATATGGTTTTAAATGGGTTTGTATAGAAATATTTAAAATATCAATATATTCTGTTAAATCTTGTCTAAATAAATTAGTACCATGATTATCCTCTACAAAAATACCTAAAAACATTATTTCGGTCATATCTATTTTTGGTATATTTAATGTAAATGTATAATATATAATATCAAAATTCCATTTGTATGATATATCATTTATAGGTGGATTTTTTTGTAAAATAGTATCTGGATGTAGTAGACACTTTTTAAAATTTATACCGGCATATAATTCATATTCTTCTAACATTCTTACATTACCTAATATATATTTTCCCAAATTTATATTAGGATCTTCTATCTGTTTTAATAAACATCTTACTCTATCTTTACATAGAGAATCAAAATTATACCATAATTTTTTATTTATATTTTTAGTATTTTCTTCTGTAAAATCATCCCAATGCTTTGTTCGACCTTGTCTTGTATATTCATGATATATAATTATGCGATGAGGATGGAAAATTTCATATCCATTTGTAAATGACCTAACTGATAATGATATCTCTTCACCTGTAAAATATAATTCTGGATCATAGTTACATTCTTGAGTATGTATTCCATAAGTAAATAAAAAATGTCCGCTAACAAATCTAGCTTTTATGGGAGATGTTAATTCTTTATAATTATCAATAACTGATGAATGAAAATGAATTATATCTCCACTATAAAATGCATACATTTTATATGGTTCTTGTGTTGTTAAAGCTAGTTCCTTAGGATTATACGAAGCAGCATATGCTGTAATAATCGGTTTATTTGAACCTGTTAATACCATCATATTAATTAACGTTTCATCCCAGTTTTCTGTAAATCTATGATGAGAATCCAACTGCATACAATATTTTTCACCCTTCCACATATTTTGAATATGGTGTCTTGCCCAACAAACCCCTTTACTATCACTCCAATTAACGTCCATTATTGTAAATTTTGTATTTGATTTATAATCATCCAAATTATCCCATTCATCTTGATCTGAATGTTGCCAACATATTCCAAATGTTAATAAATTAGGATTTCTTGCCCTTTTTATACAATCTTCTATCGTTGGAATTAATTCTGGATCTCTATATGATGCAATCATTACAAATATTTTATCTTCTACAATTTCATGTTCCATTAATAATAATAACAAAATCTTTTTAAGTTAGTATTAATTATATAGACGATTTATTATAATAATTGTCAAAAATATATTTAAAATCGGCTCCATTACACCCCCAATTAGTAGAAGCATCCATAGTATTTAAATCTTGATTATTACTATTACTTATAAATGTTAAATTATAATTATTGTTTTCATTTGCGGTATTTGTCGGTAATGGTGGTTTGTATGATGAAGCAACAGGGTTTGATAATGGGTAAACTCTATTATTACCATTATAAGATAACCAAGAACCGCTAACAACGTCTGGTTGACAAGCACCCCAAGCATTTGTATCCATTTGAAATTGAATATAATTAATATTGTTATTTGAAACAAATTTACTAATATAATTATTATTGTCTCCATCATAATATCCAGAACCACCACTATTTGGTCTTACAGCCCAAGCACAGTAAGACACTTTTAATTCGTTAAAATCAGTTAAATATCCTACTATTGCAGGTAATGCAATAGTACTAGATTTACTATCTATATAATTACCATTATAAAACGGAGTAGTATAATTTTCAGGGTTTTTTGAATAATTTGTTTGATTTGGGTATGAAGCCATAAATGACGAATTATAAGTATATGTTAATGCGTTATTAGATGAACCAATTGTATAATTACCCCAAGGAAGATCATATTGGCCAAATTCAGTACATATTATAGGTCGTTGTATTGAAAATTGATTTAGATTTGTATTATGTAATGCTGTAACAATTTGTCCAAAACCAGGAACTATAATTGATGTCGATGGATATGGGGTTGTACTATATGTTGAGTCATAATAACCAGGATGTTTTAACCCACCTCCATAATATCCGGTATATGGATGTAAATTTAACATTACATTAGTAAAAGAAACATCTGTAATGGCATCTCGTAATTTTGTAAAACAATTATATGTATCTTGAATTACTCCATCACTTGTAATTTGGGTTGTGTTTGATGAGTTAAAAACCATATATGAATAACTATCTGAACCTCCTATAATTGCTATATTCTGAGCTCTAGTATTTCTTATAGTATTAAATAATGTTTTCATTCCTGTAAAATTAAATGTAGATGTAGTTCCATAATTATCTTGAACATTTTTCCAAGATATTTCATCACCACCATTAATATAAATATTATAATGATTTGAATAATTTGAACCAGATATTGTAGCGCCTGAATTTCCACTTTCCTTGTATAAAAGTTCCGTAGCAGGTTCATTATATAATTCAAAAAATATATTTTGTTTTAAAGCTGTAGGAAACACCCCATAGCCGATTTTTGTTAAACAACTATTCTGACCCGAATCGGCATTAGTAATACCAATATAATCATTATAAAGTGCTGATGTGGTTATAGGGGATTTATCAATATTTACCCCCAACAAATTTGAAACACTAATCCAAAAATCATTTGTATTATCAGTTAATGATAAACTGTTTCCTCCATTAAACATATCTGTTGTAGATACTCCTGATATCGGTAGTTGACCGGACGATTGTTTGCTATAGCTATTTTCAGTAACAGATGGATTATTACTACTAGGCGGAGATGTATTATTTGGGGATGATGTATAACTACCACTATAACAATTTAGTTTACCAGCAAAATTCCAATGTAAATCTATAATAAATGTTATTGGTATTGAATCATTTTTTACACTCCAACTTTTATAACAATAATATATTATATCTAATATGGCTTGTTGATATTGTGTACTTGTAAAATATGTATTTGTTTGTCCTTTATAAGTATATTGTCCACCGTCACTACTAATAGTAGTAGGTTGTATACATCCTTTTAACCAATAATCCGAGGTTACTGGTATTCTTACACAAGGTACCGTATAAGGTGATTCTGTTGTACCATCTCCTGATGGTATAAATGTATTAATTATATTATTCATAAATAAATATAAATTTAACGTTGGTGCTGGATGACCGTTTGTTTCTGAATTTAATGTAGAGCTATTACTGCCATTAGCATAATATGTAAAATATCCAGTTGAGCTACTATTAGAATCATATTTATACCATCCAAAATCATACCAAGATGTATTATTATATGTTCCTGCCATATATTCAGTAGAAGTAATACTGAATCCTTTTAATTGATAATATCCTGTCGGTGTAGATGTATAATTAGAAATAATTCCATCAGTTACTGAATATAATGGATTATATTTTAATATTGATTTCGAAGTATCCCATGGAATTCCAAAGTTGGTTGTTGGTGTTGGAGTTGGAGTTGGAGTTGGAGTTGGAGTTGGAGTTGGAGTTGGAGTTGGTGTTGGAGTTGGTGTTGGAGTTGGAGTTGGAGTTGGAGTTGGAGTTGGAGTTGGAGTTGGNGTTGGNGTTGGAGTTGGTGTTGGAGTTGGAGTTGGTGTTGGAGTTGGAGTTGGTGTTGGAGTTGGAGTTGGTGTTGGAGTTGGAGTTGGAGTTGGAGTTGGAGTTGGTGTTGGTGTTGGTGTTGGTGTTGGTGTTGGTGTTGGTGTTGGTGTTGGTGTTGGTGTTGGTGTTGGTGTTGGTGTTGGAGTTGGAGTTGGAGTTGGAGTTGGAGTTGGAGTTGGAGTTGGAGTTGGTGTTGGTGTTGGTGTTGGAGTTGGTGTTGGAGTTGGAGTTGGTGTTGGTGTTGGAGTTGGTGTTGGAGTTGGAGTTGGAGTTGGAGTTGGAGTTGGAGTTGGAGTTGGAGTTGGAGTTGGTGTTGGTGTTGGAGTTGGTGTTGGTATAGGTCCATTAGGCGAAGCATTAATAATCAACGGTTCTCCTACAATACCTTTACTAGAAACAGCTCTAATCTGAAAAGTATATTCTTTTCCATTAACTAGACCTGTAATACTTGTATATGTATTACTTGTAGTAATATTTCGTGACATAATTATATCTTATTATTAGATATATTAAATTATATCTTATTTTAACTCCATGAAACCGTATAGTATTCAGTACCAGGAACAGAATTCCAAACTAAATCTATAATTCCATCACCAGACACAATATTTGTAATAGATGGTGTTCCAGGGATTATATATAAATTTTCTACAGAACCATTATTCCAACATAACAATTGTATTGATCCAGGAACATCCGAATCCGTTGATGGATAACATAATCGTGTTTGTGTGGTATTTATTGTTTCTCCAGTACAAGGGTTCGCAATTATACTACATATCAAAGAACCACCATCCGGATAAATAATTACTGGTGGATAAACAATCGGAAGAATCGGTATAATATTATTTGATCCTCCGCTTTGATCTATTGGAATTGGAGGAATAATTGGAGGAGGAATAACATCAGGTATAGTTGGGGCTATTGGTGGCAAACTTGGATAAACTATAATAGGATATGGATTTATACAATTCAAATTTTCAACAGACGAAGATGTATTAGGATCACCGGAAAGAATAATATCTACTGTATTTGTTCTTAAAAGACATCTAGTATTCGGATTTGTATAATCTTGTGTTTGACTTGCCCAAGTAGTAGTCCTATTTGTCCAATATCCTCTAGAAATCTGAGCATATCTTTGTTGTTTTGTTAATCTAGAACTATTCTTAAAATATTGAAGTACATTTCCTTTATGAAGATCTCTCAATAATTCAGGAGAGACTGTGGGATCTAATGGAACAATAGATTGACAATTTAATGTTCTTCTAGACCAAGTACGTTTATTTTCTTGATTAAATGCCTGCCCGTAACAATACATCTATAATATAAGATAAATACTATAATATAATTACTATAATATAAGATAAATACTATAATATAAATTGATTTAAAGACAATCCGACAATTATATTATATAATATGCTTACAGACCAGGAACAAGAAAATATAATGAGACATTTCCCGAAATTTAAATTATTTTACGAAACAAATATTTCTAAAATAATTTGTAATTATGAATACTATTTGGCAATACCTTACGGGATTAAATGTTTTCTATGGTTCACCGAATATAGAAATCAAAATGTTTGTATTTTGCTAGAAATAGAGGCAAATAATCAAATAAGTAGTTTGAAAATTGTCAATTGTTGTTTTCATTCTCATCTCTCATATGGGACTATTTTTTATGGAGTAAAACAATCTAATTCTCAATATTTTTTCTTATTGGATATTCTTTACTACAAAGGACGTGATTATAGCAACACTTATTTTCATAAAAACCTTTTCACATTTAAAAATATTTTCCAGAATGAGATCAAACAAATCGCTTATACCAACAATATTGTTATTGTTGGTTTACCCGTCATTACAAAATCATATGAAGATTTATTATCTGTTATAGCTACTCTTCCATATAAAATCGCATATATTCAAACTGTGAATGGTAATAAAAGATATAATTTATTTGATATTAATCCGGTTTCCACCGTTCCTATTATGAGTATTCCTATTACGAGTAATATTGTTAATAATCGTGTTCCAATAAAACAAAAAAAACCGAATAATATATTTAAGGTTAAAGCGGATATTCAAAATGATATTTATATTATAGAACAAAGTGGTTATACTGATATAGCATATATACCTAATTATACTACAAGCGTTATGATGAATAAATTATTTCGAAATATTAAAGAAAATAATAATCTAGATGCTTTGGAAGAAAGTGATTCAGAAGACGAGTTTGAAAATGATAAACCCGATAAATTCGTTTATTTAGAACGAAGTTATTATATGGAATGTATTTTTTCATATCGTTTTAAAAAATGGATCCCTGTAAAAGTAGTTTAAATTTGAGGTTGAGGTTGAGGTTGAGGTTGAAGTTATTAAATAGCGTTATTATATGTCAGGTTCATACCTTTTTAAAAATCCAGTAACTCCATTTAGTAATGTAGATTTGAAATTTGCGAGTAACGGAACTCATAATCCAGGTAATTTTGGATCTAATAGTACATCGTTAGAGTTTGGGTTACCGAATGATTTTCGTGGAAATGTATCAGCGGCTAACGCTTCGATGAGTGGAGGCAGAACCAGAAAAAATATAAAGCGTAAATATATGGGAGGAAAACGAAGAACTAGACGAGTTAAATCTAAGCGCGGATTAAAGAAAAGACGAACTAATAAACGAACAAGTAGACGAAGAGGGCAACGAGGTGGTAATAATTCGTATCATCAATATGGGTCACAGACACCTGTAAATGCGTCTTATGGGATAAATACAAAACTGAGTCCGTATGATAGTGCATTAGCAAATCCGACTCAGATGAAAAGTATTGGAGGTGATGTAATTGATAATTATAATTATAATACTAACAAAGGCTTTCAATTTTGGTAGACCGAGTTTTATTATTTAAACATATTTCAATTTAAAGATAAATTGAAATACTTAATTATAAATGTTTAGAAGAACAATTTCACCACTTCCGAATCAATCCATATTTTTTATTAAAGATTTATTTATGCCTGCATGTGTTAATTGCATTCATTTTAAACAACATACTACTAATGATAGTAAATATGTATTATATCTATCAAATTGTCTAAAATTCGGTCATAAAGATTTAATATCCGGAAAAGTTGTATATGATTTTGCTGATAAATGTAGAAGTGATGAGGTAAAATGTGGTCTTCGAGCAAAATTTTTTGTTAAAAGTTGAATAATAATTAAAATATAAAAAAGAATTAAAATATAAAAAAGAATTAAAATATTTAAATAAAATATTTACACCTTTTTAAATCTTTTTTTTATAAGTTAATAAACATTTCCCCACATTAGGTAGTCCTTCATCGTCACTATCTTCTCTCTCAATAATATTTGTAGAACATGAATTTGGATTATAAACTACTTGCCAGTTATCAAATTTATTTGAATAATTAACACTATCATTCCTAATGATTTTATATGCGTTTTTCTTATAAAATCTTTGCCTCTTAATGTACTGATTTTTAAAACAAGTATGATTGTCTGTAATATCAATTATCAATTTTCGCCCATTTTTTTCTCTCAATATTCTTCCACAAATCTGTTCTATTTCTGATTTAGGGGTTACCATAATAAGAGTCGATAATTTTTTCAAATCCAATCCCTCACTAGCCATAGAAAAAGTGGAAACGATTACTTGTTTATCTTCTGATTCTTTTAAATCCTTTTCTTTCATTCCGCCTAAATACTCGCCAACATCGCATATATTTCTTGATGAAATGGCATCATAAATATATTTTAATATATTTCGATTATGTCCTAAAATAATAATTTGGTTTGATGGACTTTCAATCAATAAATCTGTTAATACTTTAATTATGAATTCAGTTCTATGGTTAAATACACATAGCTTACTAATCATCGAACTATACTGTACTTCACCTTTGAAGTTTAATATTTGAGAATTAAATTCATCGTCATTAGTCTTATATTCAATTTTCCTTACTTCAACTGAATAATCATCTGTCGCTCTAATACTTTTATGAATAACATCCCCGATAAAATATTTAAATACAAAAGAACATCCATCCGCACGATTTAAAGTCGCGGACAATCCAAGTGTATATTTAGGAACAATTTTAAATAATGCTCTTGAAAAAACCTCTGAAGATAAATGATGACATTCGTCGCAAATAATCAACCCAAAACTATTAAATAATGATTCGTTATATTCTTTCATCGAGAGAGATTGTAACATACAAATCACGATATCTTTATCTTCAATATCAATAATTTTTCCTTGAATTTTTCCAATACGAGCATCAGGCAAAAATTCATTTATTTTTTCACACCATTGATTACTTAAAAATGATTTATGAACTATAATTAATGTCTTTTTTTTAAGAAGAGAGCATATATGTAACGCACAAATGGTTTTTCCAAATCCACAATAGAGCTCTAATAAACCACCTGATTCTCCGTCACGAATATTTTTCATATATTTTTCAACAACAGGAACTTGAATATCTCTCAATTTTCCTACGAACTTGATATCAATATCGTCACCTTCATGTAATCTGATTTCTTTTGGCATCCCGAATTTTTCATTACCATAAAAACGAGGTACGTAAATTTTGCTAGATGATTCGCGATAAACTGGAAAAGTTACTTGTTCTCCTCCAACAGATCCTTGAACGAATGGTTTAACCATAAGGTCTTTTTTTATTGAAAATATTTGATGTTCTGTTAATTCGCATTTTGGAATAGTATATCCTTTTCCTCCGAGATATGTGTTTAATGTTTTAGGATAATTAATTGTTTCAACCGTTGTTTTAAACATTAAGCTAATATAAATATATTTTTGTATTTAAGTAGTATCTCATTTAGTAATATTTATACCAACGAAGAATTAAAACGGGACGCTCTGAAAGAGTGTCTTTTCATTCGTTTGTAATATCTGATAAGAAGATTGAAACCAAGATGTTTCAATCTTCAACGATTTAAAGGAGAGAAATGAAGGTTTAGTAATTAAATATATTTATACAACACCTTTTATACATTTATTATTAAAAAGATGAATATATATAATGGATAATTTTAACGAAATTACAAAACCTAGACATATGAAGCAAGTTATATTAGGTGTGGTTTTTGCCCTATATTTGGTTCTAGGACTTAAAATGCCCGAGTTCGTAGCAAATGTTGTAGATACGACTTATGGAAAGGTTATAGTTGTTATACTAGCATTATGTCTTTTCGTAAAATCCAATCCTGTTTTAGGTGTTCTTGGATTTCTCGTTGCATATAACATATTAACTCAATCTTCTGTAACAACTGGATCCCATGGTCTTAGCAAGTATGCACCTACAGAGGAAAAAAAGTATTCCGCTATGACTGAATATAATCAATTCCCTTATACGTTAGAGCAAGAGGTAGTGAAGAAAATGGCACCAACTAGTAAATTCAATACACAAGATACAAAACAATATTCATTTGGTCCAACACTAGACGATTCGTATGATGCTGCATCAATTATGGATAAAGGAACGCTCCTCTAACTCCACTTTATCCACTTTTCAAAAAAGTGGAGCCAAACAACTTCGTTCTTTTTGCAGTTGCTTGATTCAAATACTTATTCGTATGTCTTCTCTCCATGAATCTAATCCAAGACTTTATTTCTTCCAAGAATATTATTTATAAAATATTATTCTTAACAATTTTATACTCTTCAATTAGATTCAGGGAGAGAAAGACTACATCACAAAAAGCTACACCCAGCCTTTCTCTCCGTGAATCTAATCCAAGACTCTATTTCTTCCAAGAATATTATTTATAAAATATTATTCTTAACAATTTTATACTCTTCAAATAGATTCAGGGAGAGAAAGGCTACATCCCAAAAAGCTACACCCAGCCTTTCTCTCAGTGAATCTAATCCGAGACTCTATTTCTTCCAAGAATATTATTTATAAAATATTATTCTTAACAATTTTATACTCTTCAATTAGATTCAGGGAGAGAAAGACATACAAATAAGTATTTGAATCAATCAACTGCAAAAAGAACGAAGTTGTTTGGCTCCACTTTTTTGAAAAGTGGAACTAAGTGAGGTATAATATAAATTTATTAATTAAATAAATTAGAGCCATAAATGCGATAGAACCCATTAGAAGTATAAAAATATCAGAACTGACATAATTTGACAAATCGTAATAAGTTGCCTTTTTGAAAGGAACGTCTGACATTTCTTCCGAATCTCCTGTGGGTTTACAATCAATATATATTCCATCATCGAGCATAGCAGAAGAAGATGGTCCCGTTTGATTATAAAATAATGAATTATCTATACCCGGTGCAACAACAATATTGGATTGAGAAATAACGGATTGAAGATTAGTAATTGCTGATTGGCTAATGGCTATAGCAGAACCAATATTAAAAACAATTATATTTGCATTTTGGGTTTTTCCAATATAATAAAAATATGGATCTTTTGGGACGATATCCTCTAAATTATAATTATTTACATTAATTGTTATTGCTGGATCTCTAGGTTTTAAAGGATTAGAAGAAACAGCTGTAATAATATCTGTAATTATTTGAGAACCGGTAGTAGCAATACCTGATACGCTAATAGGGATACAAATAAGTAAAGGGGATCCTGTATTGTTAGAAACGTGATTTATTATTATTTCGGCGTCAACGAATTGGTTATTGAATTTATGAACTGATGGAGAATAAATTTCGATATTATTGATATTATAACTAAAATTATTAAATACGACTGGGGAAGATGTACCTCCATCATAAGATAAAGAAATATATGAATGGTAGTTATTTGCTGTACAAGTTGGACTAATTTGATATTTAAAAGAATAAGCACATTTTTCATCACAATTACCAACCATAGAAGATTTTGATATATTTACTGGTATCTGTTTTTGTGGTGATGTTTCCATTATATATTCAGTCTTTAAAAAATGTTGTAATTTGGCTTTACTTTTTTTAAGAGTGGAATATATAATGAAATTAACTAAAGGTAGAATATCAAAATTATTAAAAGAAAAAAATCAAAGTATGAAAAATCATAAAAATATTAAACATAATGATAGAACAAATACGTTTAGAAAAAGAAGACCTTTGGATTTAAATAATAGAACATTAAAAAATATTTTTATGGTTGGTGGTGATCCAACAAAATCCATGTTTAAAATAGATTTTTCTACAGATACAGTTATTTATACAGCTGATGGTGATCTACCTATAACAAAAACATTAATTGTTGATTATGATATTTTACCTTACCCAGATCTTGATACAGATCTTGATACAGATAATAAACAGCCAGGTGATACTTCTAATGGTGTGGTTGATAAAGGTAAATCTGGAATTAGAAAAATGTTTAAAGGTATACAAGGAATGTTTAATAAACGTGTTGGTTCTGTAGACGGTGATACTCCTGATGGTGATACTCCTGATATTGAACCTAGAGTATTGGATAGAGGAGATGTATTACAAAAATACAATCCAACTAAAATTACACCAAGAAAAATAAAGTTTGGTAAAGAACCTGTTAAAATAAATATTGATGCAAAACCATTAGGCGAAGTTACTGCAGCATTAGAGAATTATTTAACAATATTGATAGCAAAAAAATTAAGAGAATTGATACCTTCAGGTCCTCAAAATGGAATAAGTTCAAGTGATGAATTTTTAAAGAAATTAGAAAATTCATTAAAAAATGCACCTACTACTATTGATGTTGATATGTTAAATAAATTGGGGTTACAATTTAATATTGATTCTCCATCTCAATCTCAATAATCACAATAATCACAATAATCACAATAATCACAATAATCACAATAATCACAATAATCAATTACTAGACGTAATAGTAGATAATTATAAAAATGGAAGATATCTTATAGTATCATTATCATAAAGAGTAATTTTAAATGCTTCTTTATATCCCTCTACAAACACAACATCTCCATTATATAATACATCACATCCATTTTCACTCGTACAGCTTCGACCTTTACTTAAAATGGGCAATTTTATACTATTATTTTGATCACTCATAGTATAATAATTCCATTTATCTCTATTACTAAATAAAGGTTTTCCCATTAAAGGTAATATTTTTTCTTTTGAGGTGTGTTTTTCTTTGACTGTTGGTGTAAGTAACCCAACTTGTCTATAATCCACATCTACAAATCCACGATTTGTTGGAATATTAATAGGTATTCTTACACCACTATGTATAGGCATCTCATTAAAATATCTTTCATTTCTTAAAGGAGGTGTATAAGGATTTAATAAAACATCATCCGGAGTAGGAAATCTATTATGATTATTATGATTATTTTGATTAATAACTATTTTATTATCAGAATTAAAAATTTGTTTTGAATAATAGTATAGTATATATAATAAAATTAAAATAATAATTATAATAAAATATAGGGTCGTATTTTCAATACAAATAATCCCAGGAATACATTTTTTACGAGACATATATATTACACATTTAGAAAAGACGTAGACAAACTATTGGTTCTATTAGAGAGAAGTTCGTGTATATTAGTTAAAGATTTGGAGGAACACCTCCTCCTCCACCTCCTGAAGTAAATGATTTGGCTAGTGATGCTAAATTATTTAAACTATCCATATCAAATCCGTGTAATAAAGATTTAGCATTTTCCATTACAGGTGTCATACTTTTCATAGCATCTGCAAGCTGTAATTGTTGAGTCATTAATTTTTGCGTATCTGTTGTTAATTGTTTAATACCTTCTCCCCCGAGAATATTATTTAAATCTCCATAAGCATCTTCAACAGTTGAAGCATAATCTAGACGACTTCGTTTTTTATTAATCATTCCTTCATCTCCTGTTGTATCTACATTTGTAGCAGGTACAACTTCCTCTTCTTCGTTTGCAGCTTCGTCTGGTTGAGATGGAATTACAGGTAAATCGTTATTATTTTTTTGAGTTACTTTTGGTTTGGGTTTTGACGAAGCCTCTGGAGTTGTTTTTGTTGAAGTATCCGATGATTGTGTTTTATTTTCTAAACCTTCTTTAATTCCGTTACCAACCATTAAAATATTGGTTAATATGAGAGCACTTCCTAAAACTATAATCATATTTTTACTAAAGTTATATACTAAATACGCAACTATTGCAAAAAAGAACATAGGAGTCAGTTTTCCCATTACCATATATCCTAAAATATTTACAACAGATAAAAATAATACAAAATATAATACATATTTATTGTGAATTACTTTCGATGTAATATCCTTTATTTTCATTATATATACTCTCAACCTTTATAATAAATGTAAAAAGTTGATCCAAACAACTCAACCTTTATAATAAATTGTAAAAAGTTGATCCAAACAGCTTCGTTTTTACAATTGCTAAATCCAAATACTTAATTCTCTCCGTAATTTATTTTAAGAGTTTTTTATTTTTAAAGAGTCATTTCTTAAGGAAATATATTTCAAATGTTTATATTATTTAAAAAAAATTGATTTGAAATAATATAATAATAATATATTTATACCAAGTTTTATGTTTGATATTGTAAAATATGAATATGATAATAATAGCAATTATTCTACTGATGACGAATCTACTATTTATGAATCAGGAACCGAATCTGAATCATCATCAGGTTCTGATTCACGATATAGATCTGAATCATCTGAATGTGTTATCAAAAAATACAATATGGTATTATGTGAGATTTTTAATCCANTAGTTCATGGAATNGATAATGAAAGNGATCCTGCTATACAAGGNCATCTTTTANTAAATACTAAATTTAATATTATAAATTGGAGAGAAATCAATAATATTAAACAAGAATATAAAAACTATATGAATTCCAGAATTATATCAAATAATAAATTAAATAAACATCCTTTAATTAGAAATTATAAGAATATTATATCAACTCCCAATTATATTAAACCGGAAATTGCTGAAGTAATTTATTTACAGGGTAACGAATGTGTTGCTATATTAAAAACATTTTGGATACGAATATTTCTACGGATTTGTAAAAAGAAAATTCATAATGTAATCCTCTAATGAGACGATGAATATAAATTTGTAGAAGAAGATGTTTTTGCGGATTTAGATAAATTTCGTTTATTTTTATTTCTATTTTTATTTCTTTTTTTTGTATGAGATGATGATTTTTTTGATGTAGTTTTGTATACCCATCCACCACGTTGTTTTCTACGAGATAATCTACGAGATACTTTATGAGATTTTCTATATTTTCTTCCACCAGTTTTATTTTTAGTAAAACCCATATTTGTTATTATACTATCTAAAGAAGTATTTATTTCATTTAATTTTAAAGCAACATTTCTTGTATCCTCGTCTATATCATCACTTCCTTGAGAAGTTAATATAGTATTTAAATCATCTTGTGTTTTAGTAATAATTTCAATTAATTTATTTTTTATTTTAGTTAATTCATCTATTTCTTGTTGTCTATCTTGTGTTTGTGGTGCTCCTTGGTTCTGTCTTCGTAGCAATTCATCAATTTTTGTATTAATTTCCGTTAATAAATTTTTTATCGCTGTAATTTTATTGTTTATAGCAGTAAATCCGGCTGTTACTTGTTCTTTGAATGATGTATACTTTTCCTTATTATCAACTAATTTTCTTCCAAGGTCATTTAATTTATCAAGTAATTTAGATGATTCTATATATTCAGAACTATTACCAGAAATATTTCGCAATTCATCTATTAAAATTTGTAAGGGTTTCGCCATAAATGATTACTTATATTACCATTATATTAATTCATTTAACGATTTCTTAACTATATCTATTTCATCCATTATTTCTCGTTGTTCTCTACGCGTTTCTCCTATATCGTGTTCGGTTAATTTTCCACTAATCTTAAGATCTTCAATATAACGATTTAATATTTCCATAGCCTTTATTTGATCTTCTTTTTGTTTAATAATAATATTATTATATTGTTTATAATCATTTCTAACACCTTCTAAATATTCATTTTCTTCAACAGTTCTATTTAAATATTCTCTCTGATTTATTAATAATTGTCTCTTTTCATTTATTTGATTTTCTATTCGTTTTATATAATTATCACGTTCACCTAGTGAATGATGTTGTTGATGATCGGAATGGGGTATTACTTCTATTATTGTTGGATTTTTTAAATTACAATTACTTTCTGGTATAATCTTAAACATATAATATCTCTCAACCTTTAAAATTCCACTTTTCAAAAAAGTGGAGCCAAACAACTTCGTTCTTTTTGCAGTTGCAGGGGGTCGTGACCCCCTTACCCCCGAGCTTCGCTCTTTTGCAGTTGCTAAATTCAAATACTTATATTCATTCTTTCTCTCCGTAAATTCTTTTGAAGAGTTAAAAGTTCCAAGAAATATAAAATAATATTTTTTGAAGAAAAGAGATCTTGGAATATTTCACGGAGAGAAGACCAAAGAATAAGTATTTGAATTTAGCAACTGCAAAAAGAGCGAAGCTGCGGGGGTAAGGAGGTCACGACCCTCTGCAACTGCAAAAAGAGCGAAGCTGCGGGGGTAAGGAGGTCACGACCCTCTGCAACTGCAAAAAGAGCGAAGCTGCGGGGGTAAGGGGGTCACGACCCCCTAGAAGTCAGCATTAAAATCAAATATATCATCTGTCTTTGTTTTATTTGCTAAAGCATATTCTCCCACCCTCCCCTCAAAAAAATTCACTTTTGTTTCGACTGATATACTTTCCATAAAATTAAACGGATTGCTAGTATTATAAATTTTATCATATCCTAATTGGACTACTAATCTATCAGCAACAAATTGAATATATTGACTCATCAGTTCCGAATTCATACCAATTAATCTACAAGGTAATGCATCACAAATAAATTCTATCTCAATATCAACTGCTTCTTTAATTATCTCGTATACTTTATTCTTACTTACCTTTTTCAATAACTTTTTGTAAAGAAGAACAGCAAATTCAGTATGAAGGGCTTCATCTCTCGATATAAGTTCATTTGAAAAAGTCAGTCCAGGCATTAACCCTCTCTTCTTTAACCAGTAAATAGAACAAAATGCTCCTGAAAACATTATACCTTCTACACAAGCAAATGCTATAAGACGAGTTGCAAAATTACTACGTTTATCGGCTATCCATTTTTGAGCCCAATCAGCCTTCTTTTTAATACAAGGAAAATTCTCAATACCACGAAAGAGTTGATTTTTTTCATCTACATCTTTAATATATGAATCAATCAACATACTATACGTTTGAGAATGGATATTTTCCATAGCAATTTGGAAACCGTAAAATGCTCTCACTTCTGCGACCTGAACTTCATTCATAAATCTTGTTCCCAAATTTTCTAGAACTATTCCATCACTCGCTGCAAAAAATGCCAATATCATTTTTATAAAGTGTTGTTCATCTGGAGATAAGCTGTTCCAATCATTTAAATCTTTCGATAAATCTATTTCTTCTGCTCGCCAAAAACAATCGACTTGCTTCTTGTACATATCCCAGACATCCTGATGTTGGATTGGAAATAAAACAAAGCGATTATCGTCTTGTGCTAAAAGAGGTTCGATATTATTCTTAGACATCCTAAATATAATATAATATATATTTATTTATATATTTAAATCGTTTTTGATAAATATATAAATAAATCTTCGCAACATTTGATAATTGTGTCCTGTGACGTGGTGTATAATAGGACTGTTTATTTTTTTGTTTATAATGAAGTATTGGATTAAAAATATGGAGAATAAGTATTTGGTTCAACAACTAAAAAGAGTGAATCTTTACCGCGTCGATTTTACTACATATTTATTAAAGGAGTATGAATAATAAAAAAAATTGAAGTTAAAAAATCAATAGTAATTGAATTTACTAGTCGTCACTCTTCAGCTTAAGCAAAATGAATTCTTATATTATTAACCAATCGATGTCCTTGTTTATTCCTCGTGTATTTGCAAATATTACGAAGGAACGAATCGAACACACGATTGAATTGAATTTACTGGGTAAAGTAAAAAGAGTGGATCTCGTTAATAAAATGGATGGTAATGGTATTGCGTATAATAGTGCTTATATTCATTTTCATTATTGGTATAATTCAACTATTGTTGAGAATTTTCAAGAAAGAATACGAAATATAGAAAAACAAGCACGCATCGTATATGAAGATCCGTGGTTTTGGATTGTTTTGGAAAATCATAGTTCCAAAAAAATACAAGAACCTCGCATTCCTGTAGTTGATTATCAACATCAAGAACAAGAACAAGAACAAGAACAAGAACAAGAACAAGAACCGGAACAAGAGCAACTAGTTTCTACCAAATATGTTGAATATATAGAACAAGAATTGGATGATGCAAGAGAATATGAATTTCAACTATTGAGAGAAATTGATTGGTTGAAAACATTATTACATTCAGCTACAGGAACATATTTCTAATTATTTATTTGTATTTGTATTTGTATTTGTAATTAAATAACGTTTTTTCGTTAATAATGAATTAAGTATTCTCGTTAAATTATATAAATAGCAATATTAATATAATTAATTGTTAATTAACCTTTATTTAAATTTTTATTAAACTTTTTTAATTCTTGTATTTCTTTTATTAAAATACTTATTATACTTATATAATTTACACTTTGAATGGCGTGTCCATCCTTTTCACCTGTTACTAAATATGGTAATAATTCTTGAGCTTCATGTGCTAATAATCCAGTATCAGATTTACCTGTAATTATATTTTTATATGATACTGGGCGAAATTTATCCACGTTAAATACATCTAAATTTAAATCTTCTATATTTTCCTTGATACGATAATCAGATACAGTATTAACTGAAGCAATTGTTAAAGCTGCAGAAGCTGCTGTTATATTTGTTCCTGTAAAATAAGCATTACGAGAAAATATATCTTGACAAGATGTTAATTCATAACTAGCTCCATAATATAATATAAGATTTTGAGAATTGTCTCTTATAGGGGCAATATAACAACGATCGGTTTGAGTTGGATTGGGAACTATACAATCAGATGCATCGATGACAATAGTATTATTTGGTTGAACTATTGTTCGTGACGATGAACCTATGTAAATTGAATTTGTTCCTTGAGTAAATGATCCAGTTTTACTTCCTATTGTTACTTTATTACTCCCAACTGTCCAAGAAGAGTTAGAATTGTCCCAATATAAATAATCTCCATAATTTATTCCATTTGGTTTAATTGATCCTGTAGATCCTGTTACTCCCGTATATCCTGTCGATCCTGATACTCCTGTATATCCTGTAGATCCTGTCGATCCTGATACTCCTGTATATCCTGTAGATCCTGTAGATCCTGTTACTCCCGTATATCCTGTCGATCCTGATACTCCTGTATATCCTGTAGATCCTGTAGATCCTGTTACTCCCGTATATCCTGTCGATCCTGATACTCCCGTATATCCTGTCGATCCTGTAGATCCTGTTACTCCCGTATATCCTGTCGATCCTGATACTCCTGTATATCCTGTATATCCTGTAGATCCTGTTACTCCCGTATATCCTGTCGATCCTGATACTCCTGTATATCCTGTAGATCCTGTTACTCCCGTATATCCTGTCGATCCTGTTACTCCCGTATATCCTGTCGATCCTGATACTCCTGTTACTCCCGTTACTCCCGTATATCCTGTTACTCCCGTTGATCCTTTTATCCCCTTGGCACCATTCATACAATTAGGTCTATTTGTTCTACATGATGATCCACAAGATCCATTATCTGTATTAAAATATATAGGTTTTGTGTATGACATATAATTAAATAATATTTTTTATTTAAATTATTTACTTAATAATCGTTGTATAATTCTTTAATATTAATGTATTTGAGTTAATTGAAATATATTACTACTACTCCATTTCCACCTGTTCCTCCATTTCCACTTGTTCCTCCTCCTCCTCCTCCATAATTTCCACCATTATAACTAGTACTTGAGGTTGCTCCTCCTCCACTACCTCCAACAAATATATTTGGATAATTAGTACCAGCAGTTACGGATCCAATTAAAATAGGACCTATAGAAGAAATGGAATCAATTGTTCCTCCTCCATTTCCTCCTAGAGTGGGTCCCACAAGAGATCCTCCTGCACCTCCTCCACCTCCTAATCCTCCACTTAAATAATTTAATGATGGAGAAGATGATCCATTGAGAGACGATCCTCCATTTCCTCCAAAATAAGTACCATAACCTCCATTACCACCATTAAATAAAACACCTTTCATTCCTCCGCCAGCACTTAAAATTATAGAAGAAGAAGGATCTAATATATTTGACGATTCTCCATTTGATATTTTTCCTGAACCAACCTTTATAGTATATGTTGATAAAATATTAGGGTATAAACTACAACTAATTTCCGAATATCCACCTCCTCCTCCACCTGCGTAAGTTCCATTCCCTCCTCCACCTCCACCTCCAATAGCAATCATCTTATAAATTGTTACATTATTCGTAAAGGTCAAATTATATTGTCCAGGCGTATTAAATACTAAAGGTGATTGGGTTCCCGACATAACTTCACAACTTGAATTATCGTAAGACATCGTATTAGATGTTATTGTATAACTACCTATAGTACTATAAGTACTATTCGTAATATTTCTTATAGGTGCAACATAACAACAATTTGATGATGTATTTATTATGCTTTGAGAAGCATCTATAACAATACAATTTGGAGATACAGCAGTAATAATATTTACATTATAACCAATAGCGATGGATCCAGATCCCTGAATTTTGCCTCCAGTAGTATCTTTTGATGAACCTATACAAATTGCTCCTTCTCCTTGTCCATATAAACAAGTTCTATTTCCAATGGAAATACCATTTTGTCCTTGATTATTTTTTCCTGATTCTACACCTATAGCAATTGATTGTAGACCTTGGTTTAAATATCCTGCACTTGAACCAATTGCGATTGCTTGAATTCCTTGTCCTGAATTTCCCGTGTTAGTTCCAATAGCGATTGCTTGAGTTCCTTGTATTGTATTTCCTGCGCTAGATCCAATAGCGATTGCTTGAGATCCTTGTCCTGAATTTCCTGCGTTAATTCCAATAGCGATTGCATTCGTATTTTGAGTATATTCTCCCGATTGAAATCCAATAGCAATAGATTGTGTTTGTTGATTATTATATCCAGCACGATACCCTAAGGTAATATTTTTAGAACCGGCATTCCAACTTGAAATACCGTCATAATATAAATAATCTCCCCAATTAGTTCCATTTGGTTGAAAAGATCCAGTTGATCCTGTTGATCCTTTTACCCCTGTAGATCCTGTTACTCCCGTATATCCTGTAGATCCTGTAGATCCTATAGATCCTGTTACTCCCGTATATCCTATAGATCCTGTATATCCTGTTACTCCTGTATATCCTGTTGATCCTATAGATCCTGTTACTCCCGTATATCCTGTAGATCCTATAGATCCTGTTACTCCCGTATATCCTGTATATCCTGTAGATCCTGTAGATCCTGTTACTCCCGTATATCCTGTAGATCCTGTTACTCCCGTATATCCTGTAGATCCTGTTACTCCCGTATATCCTGTAGATCCTATAGATCCTGTTACTCCCGTATATCCTGTATATCCTGTAGATCCTATAGATCCTGTTACTCCCGTATATCCTGTATATCCTGTAGATCCTATAGATCCTGTTACTCCCGTATATCCTGTATATCCTGTAGATCCTGTATATCCTGTAGATCCTGTATATCCTGTTGATCCTGTAGATCCTGTATATCCTATAGATCCTGTATATCCTGTAGATCCTGTAGATCCCGTATATCCTGTAGATCCTGTAGATCCTGTAGATCCTGTATATCCTGTATATCCTGTATATCCTGTAGATCCTGTAGATCCCGTATATCCTGTAGATCCTGTATATCCTGTTGATCCTGTATATCCTGTAGATCCTGTATATCCTGTAGATCCTGTTACTCCTGTATATCCTGTAGATCCTGTATATCCTGTATATCCTGTAGATCCTGTATATCCTGTTACTCCTGTAGATCCTGTAGATCCTGTATATCCTGTAGATCCTGTTACTCCTGTATATCCTGTAGATCCTGTTACTCCTGTATATCCTGTTGAACCAGTTACTCCTGTATATCCAGTAGTACCAATTCCAGTATAACTAATTGTTAATGATTTGGAACCTGTAGTATTATTAAAACTAATATCAATATCAGTTCCTGCTATAAAATTAACAG